AGCGAACGCATCAGTCAGAGCGCTATATACACCAGTAAGACTTGCGCTCAGCCCAGCAGTGAACTTCTGACGTACCCAATTGCGTGCAGAGTTGTATGCAGACCCAAGGTTGCGCATAAATCCACCAATGTCAGCACTGATTTTTGCTTTGTGGATCATCGCGAACAGTGGACTAACAGCCCGCCAATGTGTCTTCACAAACTTAAGTTGCGCAGTCACTCCCGCGATACCAAAAGCAAGAAGGACCATGCCACTCGCGCTTGCGATCAGCAATGGCTTTAGTGGCCTCAGTTCTCCTGCAAGGTCATTCATTGCGGCGACTAGATCCAACAGATTTGCAGTGAGTGCAAATGCTCCACCAATCAGATCCACGAATACGTCGGGGTTCTCATTGATGGAATTCGCAACCTTGATTATGCCGCCCGCCACTTTGTCGAACCAACCAGGAAGTTTTTCTCCGACCTTCGTAAGCAGAGTGCTGAACGCTCCTGTAATTGGCCCGATCGTCGGAGCAAGTTTCAGCATTGCTTCACTGACCTTGCCCGAGAAAGTACTAATGGCACCAGACAAACTGACGAATGCTAATCCCAGGGCAGGAGTAAACCCCTCAAATGTGAGACGTGCCTTGCCGGCAATAGTTCGCCAGGCATCCTCGAATGGTGCCGAGATGATTGACATTCGAGCCTTGAAATAGCTACCCAACTCGGAGAACTGCTTCTTGACATTCTCGTTCTGAAGTGCAAAGGCCAGACCAACACCGGCCAGGCCCCCACCAAATGGGAGGACAAATAGACCAGCAGCGGCCGCACCAACCAAGGGCAAACCTACAGCCACGCCCGCCATAACAGCAGCAGTGATTGCCCCACCAATAATGGGGTTGGTACTTGTTGCAGTACCAAATGCGCGCGAGAAGATTCCAGTGGCATTTTCCGCAATGTGCCCGAACACAGTAGTTGCGGTGCGAGTGAAAGAACCGCTCAGACCCCTGGAAAAACTTCGGCCCGAGTCTTCTCCAACCTTGCCCCACTTTCGGGTAACGTTGCGCCCGATTCCATCAATGTTTGTTTGGTCTTTACTAGTTACAACAATCTCAACTTCGTTCGCCACTGGAACTCTCCTCCCTTCCACCCATCGACTCAATCTTGATAAGCCTCAACAAATACGCATCCTCGGCGTAGATTTCACTCGGCAATTTGTGGAACCGATCACACAAACCAAGGATTGTTTCTGCTTCGATTAACTCGCCTGGCCTTCCGACCACGTTTCCATCGGAATCAATCCCTCCTGGAACTGCTCTCCACCGGGCGAGTTCTGCCGCAAAGGGGCATCCACCCCAATCATCGCCAACTTCCAAGTAGCGATAATTTCCTGAACAAAGTCAAAGTCCTGCGTAAGCAGACCCTCGACTGTCGTAGGAACAGGATTCCCCTTCTCGTCTTCTACATTCCAAGAGGTCAGAACATCGGAGAAGTACTGCATCATTTCCAGCCCCTTCTCTTTGCTGCCTCGGTCTGCCTCAAATGCGGCAGCTTCCATATCGAGGAACACACCAAGGGGCATCGACTTGGCCCGAACTTCTAGACCATCAAATTCCTCATCTCGAAAGACCAATTTATACGTCTTTGTCTGCCTGCGATATCCCATCTCAGTTCTCCTTTAAGACCAGGTGGGCACAGCGCCATCAGAAAGGACTCCCGGTGCCTTCCAAGTCAGAGCACCATCGGTATTTCTGCTAAGTGCGTAATCAGTGAAGATGCACTCGTTGGCAAGCGTCTGGCCAGAAACTGTCAGAGTGACAGTGCGGGCAACAGAAGTAGACGGAACTGTCTTGAATACAGCGTGCGAGAAGTCTGCCGCATCGTTATAGACACCATTGAGGTCAATCGAGAAGTCTGCCAGCAGCAGAATCCTTTCGATCGCACTCTTATCCACGCCGGTAACATCCTGCACTCCACGCGGCGTAGCGAACTCAAAGTTTGTTACATCGTTTTTGATTGCCTTTACGGCACCGGCTGAGTCATCAACACTCAACGTAGTCCAGCCAAGGCCACTCTCTTTAGCCATTATCCTTTTCCTTTACTCGCCTGTAGTTATCACTGCCAACCAGGGCTGCACTCCTGGTCTCTATGGAGGCCCTGGACCCTGCCTGACTGGCCCCAGGATCGATCTGGAGAGCCCTAGAGGCCGTCCTGGTACCTCAGCTCAGGACCACCCAGAACGTCCTAGCCCTTCTGTAGCTCCGTAGCCAATTTGTCCTGATGGTTTTGGAAGTCATCGACCCAATCTTCTGACTTCGTGTGTTTCCGAAGAGAGCCAGTTGGATTCCCTCGCCAATCTCCATCACGCACGACATAAAGTGCAGGGCGCTCCAACGGAACATGATGCTGAGAGAAGCATTTTTGCCCTGGCTCGAAGACAAATACCGTCATCCCTGGTGCTCGGTTTCTATCTTCGGTATATCTCCGGCCAGATCGATTTCTAATGTGATACGCCTGCATCTGACCTAAGGTGGAACTCTCATCGATAACTGATTTCCACCCTTCTCGGTGGTGCTTGCAATCCACTTCCTCACAAGTAGCGATACGAAAGTGAGTCGCCAGGGGAGCGGAAACCTGGTACGTCTTCATTGCGTCAACCGGAAGTTTCGGTTGCAGCCTACTTAGTTGCCTCATCAGAACACCACTCCTGCGTTCTCGTTCTTCACCAGTACCACTGCAAAAATTGCGTTGGAAAAAGTTCCGGTAGTGATGGCACGTACATAGCGGCGAATCGTTGCAGTATTCACAATTGCCAGTCGCTCAGTTGTGATTCCGGTGGCAGCAGTGAAAGTAAGTCCAGTCACGTCAGCCCAAGCAGCGTCATCAGCAGAATCTTGGATCTTCACAGTCACCGAAGTTCCGGTAAAAGCGAAAACTTGCAGGTATGCCTGCCCCCCAAATGAAGCAGAGGCAGCAGTATCGATACTCGCACCGTTTGTTGCTGATCCATCGGTTCTCTTACCCGCAGTTAGAAGTCTTCCCCACTCCAAGCCGTAGGAATTCGCTAATGCCTGCACCTTGAACCCAAACGAACCATCATTATTCCGACTGCCGTTGTAGTCGATTTGCTTGGAAATCATGCAAGCAGCCGGATTGCCCAACGTAGTTCCTCGGCAATATGTAACCATCACATCGGTATACGGAAGCAACGAGAGACGATCATGAGACATGTTGTTAGCTGGGTTGAAATAGGTGTTGTACTCAATCCGACCACCACGCAACAGTCCAATTCGCTCTTGTGCAGACTTATCGATACCAGGAACTTCCTGGACTGCTGGCCCACCCCCGATGTCTCCCAGAGAAGCAATGTCCCCAGAGAGGTCATAACCACCAACATAGAGATTGTCGCCAAGACCTGATTGCTTAGCCATAATTCCTCCTTACGCAACCTGTGGCCAAGCATCATTAACGACTACAGGAGCGCTGATAGTGAACACTCGCATTAACTTTCCATCTACATTTATGTAGCCGGCTTGACCTTGCAGCGGCGTACCTGTAATACCTAGCAAGTCGATATAGGCGACCGTTCCACCAAGTTCAAAGTCACCCGAGTAGGCAGTGAATAACTTGTCTACAGCGGCGATCAGGAGTGGATCAATGGAGTCCTGCGGTTCTCGCATCATGTTCTGATATAACCGAATATTGAATTCAAGCCTTGCTGTAGTCGAGGCTAAGCCGGATCTACGTGCAGGACTAATGGCGTCTAACCATATGGCAGCCGTTAGACCGTTATCAGGCGAGTTCTTAGGCTCATGCTGATTAACTCGCTCAAAAACACCTAGGGACATCGCATGAGAGACGAAGCCATTAATAATCGCCTCGGCATCGATACTCATTAGTAATTCATCCGTCCTAGATAGTGGGGCAGAACTCGCTGCGCAATAGTCCCAGCCTTTCGGTCTAGATTCTGGGTAACTCTGCGGAAAGTCGCATAGCCTTTGAATCGAGTTGTCTTGTTACGGGAACCAATACCTTCTAGCCAGGGACCGTAGATAACGTCATTGTCATTGACTAAGTTGCTGTCGGCTTGTCTATCAGTGCGAATTTGGCTTTCGTAATAACCTGTTGGATGCTTAAGGACTGCGCCTAGTCGTAAATGAATATCGTTAACCGCTTGCTGAGCGATTTCATCTTCCGCCTTGTCCATGAAGTCGTCCAAGGCTCTCTTGGCCTCTCCATTGAACAACGGACCTTTACGATTGATCGGCATTTTCTACCAGACCAATTAGCCGTTCGATACCCTCTGCTACCACAGCGAGAGTCTTACTCATATCGGCTAAGCTTTCGTTGAGTTGCGTGTAGGAGTTCTCCAACTTGGTTACTCTAGTAACCAAGCGTTCTAGTTGCCGTTCAATCTCTACAGCCTGATAACCAGCCACATGAAAATTCATTAGACCGCCCTCGCTCTAATCTTCCGGCCGTACCGTGTGTAGACCAGATTCCTAAGATCCGCTAATCCCTTACCAGACGCTTCTCTTTGTGCTTCTCCACTGCCTACAACTCTTGCGTAGGCAGAACCTTCTTGCTGTAGGGCTGTAAGGGCCTCAGCGATAGCCAGTTGCTTGATAAGTACTGGCACCTTGTGCTTAGTAATCGCTGTGGTGTCACTGTGGGCCGCTGCTGTAGTTCCTAGAGCTCCACGAGTAACTGTGAGGCTTCTGGGAGCAAAAATAGTGCTACCCGCATGGCTTGCTAAGACTGAACCATCCCAAGCTCGCTTGACGATAAGGTTGTTAGATGCAATGTCCACAATTAGCATCCGCTCAGCATCAAGAAGGATTACTTCTCCGATGTTGTAAGCAGACCCATTAGTTACAGCAACTGTGACGTCAGCATTAGAAATAGTCAGGGGAGTCTGTAACGTCTGCCCTGTAGTCAGCATTGATTTAGCAGTGACAATCATCCGCTCACTATCAACCTTGATGATTTGTCCTACTCCTACAGCGGCAGAGTTAGTTACATCTACGCCAGTCTCTGAACTATCTAGTGCCTCGGCTAATAGTCCAGCTGGTTCAGAATCAGCAGCACAGCCACAGTAGACACCAGTGATAGCAATGGACCTTTGGTGTGTGTCTCCACCATCAAAAGCAGCGGACGATCCTAAATCTAAGTCGACATGTGTAAACGGCGGACCACTATTAGCCGGCTCTAGGAAATAGTCCGTAGCGCTAATAGAAGTTCCGCTAGTAGTAAGAGACGAGACACTAACTAACTCATTCTGATCTAACCATAGACGGCCAGTCGACGCGTGCTGGTCATTAGGCCAGTCGAAATAGCGGACGCCAGTCCACGGATAGAACACTCTATGAGTCAGCCCGAAAATAGCCTCAGTGGCAGACTCAATCGCGCGGTCAATCTGCACATTATTACGTGCAGTTTCCGCTGAATCTAGGGCCGACTTAACGTCTTCCCTTGTGCAATACCAAACCGCATCCATTATCCCTGACTCGCTTTCTGTCCTAGGGCCTGTAACTAACTTTGAACTACAGGCCCAGGATCAATGGATCACATATGAAATTGTGGAGCCTGTAATCCTGGTTAAACTGCTCATTCCACAGCGGGTGCCTTAGCATATGGAATGAGCAGTAAAATCAAACTTACGACTTCTCCGTATCCTCATCCGTAGAAAGCAAATTGACTACACCGTGATACTGAGTACCAATAGACGCATAAGAAGCACCAGCATCCTTAAGAGACTGCTTAACAGTTTCAATAACCTTTGCCTCTTCCTCCTGACTAGCAACATGTCCAGAGGCAGTAAGAGACCAACTCATCTATTCATCCTTATCACTAGTTTTCGGACCATCCGTCAAAAGGACAGAAGAGGATTCCGCCTGGACCTTCTTTGAGTGGTTCTCCGTCGTTTGGACAGGCTTCCGGCTTCTTGATTTCTTCTTCGGCTTTGACACCAGCTGCTTCTCTTCCGATGGAGATAAGTTGTTCCCATCCCATGACTTATCCCTTTCTGGTACGTATAGAGAAGGTCCTCGATGCCTAGAAATCTTCGGCATGATTTACGCCTGCGGTTGAGCGAGATTCTCCGGAGCACGCTGGACAGCTAAATCATCCAGAATGTAAAGCACACAACCTGGACGAGTACCACCAGCACCAGCGTCAGGAATATCTACAGAGACCCACTCGAAGTTATCACTGAGTTCAGCAGCATCAATGTGGATAGCGACTAATACCTGAGAGGCAGCATAAGTAGCACCAGTAAGAGAAATCTCTGAGGCAGCCGACTGAGTTACCTTTGTCCAGGTCTCATCACCATCAAGAGTCGCCTCATGCTTGATGTACCATTTATCTACGGTGTCCAAGTCCTGGCTAGTTCCACCAGAAGCAGCATTGTGCTCCTGGACATCAATAACAAAGGTGTCAGTGCCAGCAGACACGGCACCCATATAGGCGACGAAAGTTACCCCACCATAGTTCTTAAGGTGGACTCGCTTACCAGTATTAGCACCAGCCGCTAAGTCTGCGACAGGAACAATACCCGCGCACAGATCGTAAGCCTTACCTAAAGCATGCATTTCAGTCTTGCCTTTCCTCTTGGGGGTTTATTGCCATTTGGAAAGATGGGGTAGGGGGTTTATTGCCTACCCCATCTTGGCAACTATTACGCAGAGAGCAGAGAAACAAACGGAGAGAGAGTGTCAGTGTTGTTCTTTGGAGTAATAGCGCTCTCAAGCCACGGACGGCCATCTACGCGCTCAATAATCCGGTAAGCCGTAAGATCATTCTGGAACTTAAAGTGCGGGCTAGACATCGCAGACATAACCTGACGATCGCCAATCAGGTAGTAACCGAAGTCCACGAAG